GACTTGTCTACAGCATCAGAAGAAGAGTTTAGAAAGAATCCTGACGACACCCACCGCGTATTCTATGTGGGGGTTACCCGTGCCAAGGAAAATTTGTATCTTGTGGAGCCACAAGACCTAGCAAAGAGTTATGATTTGATATGAAACGCGATGAAATTTTAGAAAAAGCAGAGTCCTTGATCAACGGGGACCGCGACCGTGACTACGGCGATGCACATAAGAACTTTCAGGATGTAGCCAAGCTGTGGTCTGTTATTCTGGAAACAGAAGTAACTGAGAAGCAGTTTGTCCTATGTATGCTCATGGTCAAAGCCGCACGGCTGATGAAGACCGACCACGAGGATAGCTGGGTAGACATATGCGGATATGGAGCTCTAGGTGGTGAAGAAAAGTAAAACAGAGCGGCTGATACGGTTTATAAGACTAGAACAGCTTGAGGCCCATCTCAAAGACGGTTGGAAAGTTTTAAAACGCGGGACCGAAATGGTAACTATTTATAGGAAATGATATGCTTCAGATGCACATGGATACCCCTAAGTCAGAGTGGGTGCCACCGGCAGAACTGCCAGACATCTTTGATGCCAAACAAATCGCCATCGACGTCGAGACACGCGACCCCAACATCAAGACCAACGGGCCGGGATGGGCCACTGGTGACGGCTATGTCGTAGGCTATGCCATAGCCGTTGACGGCTGGTTTGGTTACATACCCATCCGCCATGAACACGGCGGTAATCTGGACGAGCGCATAGTTGACAAATGGCTCAAGAAAGTCTTTGAGTGCCCCGCCGACAAAATCATGCACAACGCACAGTATGATGCGGGCTGGATACGCCGTATGGGCTTTACCATCAACGGGCGGATAATCGACACAATGGTTGTTGCGTCCTTGCTTGATGAGAACAGGTTCAGCTACAGTTTAAATAACGTAGCTTACGATTATCTGGAGAAGGTAAAATCAGAAAAAGGTTTGAGAGAAGCTGCAATAAGCTTCGGCCTCGACCCGAAGTCAGATATGTGGAAGATGCCTGCAATGTATGTCGGCCCCTACGCCGAAGGCGATGCCACGCTGACCTTGGATTTGTGGAATCACTTTTCTGTAGAGATAGAAAAGCAAAAGATTGGCAGCATAGTAAACCTTGAGCTAGATGTTCTGCCCTGCCTGATCGACATGACATGGCGCGGCGTCCGTATAGATCAGGACAAGGTTGAGCGTACAAAGGACGCCTTGCTAAAGCGCGAGAAGGCTACACTTGAAGAAATAAAGCGTATGACCGGACTCAATGTAGAAATCTGGGCGGCGCAATCCCTGTCCAAAGCTTTTGATAAACTAAGCATATCTTACCCAAAGACAGAAAAAGGCGCACCGTCGTTCACAAAGCAGTTTCTTACCGACCACCCGCATGAGTTAACCAAGCTGGTAGTCGAAGCCCGCAACCTGAACAAGACCAGCGGCACGTTTATCAATACCATTATGAAGCACTGCCGGTCCGATGGCCGTATACATAGCCACATAAACCAGATTAGATCGGACGACGGCGGGACCGTATCGGGGCGCATTTCAATGTCTAACCCCAATTTACAACAGATACCGGCCCGCGACCCAGAGCTCGGACCTATGATCCGTAGTCTGTTTCTGCCGGAAGAAGGCGAGGAGTGGGCGGCTATAGACTTCTCGCAACAGGAACCACGGATCTTGGTCCATTACGCTCACGTTCTGGGTAACTCAAAGGGACGGGTTCCATTCAAAGGTACAGAGGAGTTTGTAGATGCTTATAGACATGATCCTGATATGGATTTTCATTCGATGGTGGCAAAAATGGCGTCGATCAACCGCAAACAGGCGAAGACTATTAACCTTGGCATGATGTACGGTATGGGCGTTAACAAGCTATCGGACCAGCTAGGTATCGAAGTTGACGAAGCCAAGAGCCTGATCACGCAATACCATGACCGCGTCCCGTTTGTGAAAGGACTGATGAACGGTGTGATGCAGCATCTAAACAGCAAGCGCAGCGGCGGTGCTATCAGTTCGATACTGGGCCGTAAGTGCCGGTTTGATCTGTGGGAGCCCACTACATTTGGTATGTCCAAGGCCCTACCGTACAAGGCAGCCATAAGCGAATACGGTGAGACAACCCGTTTGAAACGGGCCTACACCTACAAAGCTTTGAACCGGCTGATCCAAGCGTCTGCCGCGGACATGACCAAGCAAGCTATGGTAAACATTTATAAAACAGGGCGTGTCCCGTTAATTCAAATACATGACGAAATAGCTATTTCTGTGAAAAATCGTGAAGAAGCAAAAGAAATTGCAGAAATTATGGAAAATGCTGTAACATTAGAGGTGCCTAGTAAATGCGACGTTGAAATCGGCCCAAGCTGGGGCGAGGCATCGTAACTTTTTCATGGTAAACCTCCCTTAGAACTAGCCCCGCTTCGGCGGGGCCTTTTTTACTTGCTATCCTATATACAATCCTATATAGTCCCTTACAGAAGGAGTGAAAAATGGACATAACCAAATGGAAATCTGTTCTGGTGCCGATTGAGGTATATACCGAAATCAAGAAAACAGCCAAGGCAGAGGGCCGGACTATCAGCGGACAACTAAAAATTGTCTGGGAAGTCTATAGAAAATCTGTATTGAATAAGGCTTAATTTAAGCTGCGGGGCTTTGCCCCTAAAAAAATTTAACTATTGGATGGGAGTTTATGGGATGCTACATCTATCAAGGTGTGTCAAGTGTGGGGTAAAAGCCACGGCAAAGGACGGCAAATACTATCTTTGCGGCAAGCATTGGCTAGAAATTTATGCCGGTAAGTTTAAACCCTGCGAAGAATGCGGCGGTGAAGGCCAAGTAGAGTACGAACGATCTGTTGTCGATTGGGGCAGCGGCGGCTATCTTGAAGGTTACATGGACGATTGCGACAAGTGTAATGGATCAGGAGAACTAGAATATGACACATGAACCTTTTGGGGATGCAGGCAAGATACAAGAACTTTTAGAAAATTCACAATGCCCACGGTGTCATACCGCCCTGCCACCAATCACGGTCCACGGCCATGTCCAGTGTTCCGTTTGTAAATTGTATATAAGCGAATGTTGTACGGGAGAGACAGGTGAAGTGTGTTAAATGTAAAGGTGAGACAAAGGTCAAGGATAGTAGGTCCCATAAGAATACCATCCGCCGTCGAAGAATATGCAAGAAGTGCGAGCACAGGTTCTTTACTTTTGAAGTTGCAGAACAGCCGCCTAAAGTCATAGAGTTAAAAGTCGAAACACCTAAAAAACGTCGCACTCCTAAGAAGCAAGAACCGGATTTCGATAAGATGACCGACGACGAAATAGAAGAGTATTTTTATAAATAAAAGGGCTTGCGTATAAGCCTCTAAGGGTGTATATAAGATACATCCCGTAGTTGAAGCCCCCAAGGTTGGTTTGCCCCCGCCTTGGGGGTTTTTCTTTTATGCTTGACATCTTATATGTATGGGAGTATATAGGGTTATGTTAAACAATTAGCTAAACGGGAGATACCAATGGCTACTACTAAAAAAACTAACGATGCAATCAGCATCCCAGTGATCAAGCAAGGCCAGATTAAAATTCGTTTAATTGGACAAACACCGATGTACTTTAACAGTATGTCTGCAAAAGCTAAACGGGACCTACTCGTTGGCGCGGGCCGCAAGACAGCGGCTGAAAAGAAAGAAATCAAACATAATCCGGAACAGGAGTTTGCCGACTCCATGCACACTCAAGCCAAAGGTGACACGTTGTTGTGCTTCCCAGCGGCTGGCGTAAAGGGTGCAATGGCTACGGCTGCGCTTGAAACGGCTGGTGTAAACAAGACCAGCGTCAACCGGCTTATCTTCTTGCCACAGACCAATATTAACATATGGGGCAAGCCGTACTTAAAAATCGACGTGGTACGGTCCGCGGACATGAACCGGACACCGGATATGCGTACTCGCGCCTATCTTCCTAACTGGTGCGCCGAAGTAGAAATCAGGTTTGCTACACCTAATTTCAGCGCACGTTCCATATCATCTCTTGTACAGAATGCCGGACAACTAATTGGCCTTGGCGATTTCCGTCAGGAAAAAGGCCGTGGGTCTTTCGGTACATTTTCTATAGCCGGTGAAGAACTGGGCGAATACCAAGAGATGTGGGACGAACTTATGCAAGAGGGCCGTGCGGTTCAGGAGCTAGCGCGTGACAATCCAGAGTGCGCGGACCAAGAGACAGCAGAACTGATGCAGTTCTTACAAGAAGAGCGGCTGCGGAGGGCTGCTTAACTAATATAGGCGGGGGTTCTTCCCCCGCCGCGGGTTGCGGTTAGATATGGACAGGTCTGGAATGTCGAGTTACGGCGGTTATGGTCTTTCGAGTTTAGGTTGGGAGAGGTCAGGTGAGACGTGTTGAGGCGGTCATGGAGAGACATGTTAGGGTGGTTTGAGTTGGGGTGGGGATAGGTGTGGCATGGCTGGGCGGTTTCGGTATGGTCAGGTCTGGTAGGGTTACATGAGGCTAGGCAAGGCGGTTTAGGTCCGTTTGGTTCTGTTAAGCTACGTTGCGTTGAGGACGGTCAGGTTAGGCGAGTCAAGGCGGTTGAGGTCTGTTGTGTTTTGTTGCGGCAGGGTCAGGTAGGACTTGGCACGGCGGTTTTGGTTGGGTTTGTTCAGGTGCGCTACGGCCAGTCATGGAGTGGCGGTTGAGGTGTGGAAAGGTGCGATAAGCTACGGCTTGGACTGGTAAGTTTGGGCGGTTTAGGTGGGGTTTGTCACGGTGAGATGCGGCTAGGTATGGATTGGCAGGGCGGTCATGGCGTGGAAAGTTTACTTTAGACATGGTTTGTCTTGGTACGGCGGTTAATTTTAAAAGGAGGAGTAAATGAGTAACTTTGCAAGAAAAACCAAGCAGCGGATAATCGACGAATATCTGCAAGCTACCGGTTTGAATATATTCAAGGCCGACGAGTTCGTTGACTGGCTGGCTAACCAGCCGGAACATGAAATGTATAATGCATTTTATGGCACCGACGACGCAACAGCGGCCAGACAATGGCGTATCGACATGGCACGGCGCATGGCTAGCGGACTACGGATCGTGGTCAAGCAAGAAGAAGTGCAACAAAGCTCTGTCGTTTCAATCAAGGTGGCTGAGTATCCGGCATACATTTCGCCGGTATCCAAACGCAAAGAGGGCGGCGGTTACGAACCATTTGACCCCGACGACGAAGCCTCGCAAGAAGAACTGCGGCGGCAAGCTGGCGTGGCTCTGGCCGCGTGGCTCAACCGCTTCCGCGGGTCCGCAGAACATATCGGTTTGGATATGACACCTATTGAAAATATCGTTCTCATTCTGCGCGATGATAAAGAAGAAACTGCGACGGGTTGACTTCCCCGTCGTATGGGACTATATAAGGGTATGTTAAACAAATGAACGGGAGTTACCAATGGGTAGACAAAAGAATGTTGAAAATATGTCGCAAGATGAGCGGATCGCACACTGGGCTAAAGTTCGGGAAAAAGATGCCGCGGACCGCGCTGCACTGATCGCGCAAATCGAAGAGACCAAGCCGGAAATGATTGCGGCAGTAAGAGAACTAACTGCAATCGCCGCCGATGTTGCAGAGGATTTGCAGTTATATGGCGTGGCTAATGTCTCTGTTCAACAAATGCACGATCTGCTAGACGCGGCTCAACAAACAAGGAGCTTGTTTAATGCCGGAGAGTGATGTTTATAAAAAGACAATAAAGTCTGAGATCTTGGAAAGATCGTTGGGCATGGACTGGACCGAAGCTTGCGAAGTTGTGGAACGGGCTGTAGAATTGTTCGCAGCAAATACCAAACAAGCCGGTGCGTTCAGCCGCGAAGCAGTAGACAAAGCGGTCACCATTAACGCCGCGTGGAGAAGGATACAACGTGGATAAAGCAAAAGATGACTTTGAGTCCGCCTCCGACGAAATGGACGCCCTGCTAGACCGGTTTGAAGCCGCTGGCTATAACGGCGGTGCCGCAATGGGCGGTGCAATGCAAGCCATCATATTTAGAATGGCTATCGGCGCACCAGACGCGGCCACCGCATTAGGGTTCATGGGCTCCTGCATGAGTACCGCAGCCCTGATGGCTACCGATCCAGACGAAACGGAACACTGATCACGGCCCTCGCTCCATTATTTTGGGGCGGGGGTTGACTTATTTTTTTATTTAGTTTATGTATGGGATAAATCTTATATCACTACGGGAGATT